TTCAGGGAATGCGCGCCTATCCGATCTATGACAGGATGCGGCTCTCCGACCCGAAGGTCGCCGGCCTGCGCTACGCCACCGACCTGCCTCTCCTGAAAGCCGACGTGTCGATCGTCTCGGCCGACCCCAAGAACCCCAAGTGCAACGAGGTCCGCGACGCCGTAGAGGACGCCCTGTTCAACAAGATGGCGTACTCCTGGCGCTCGACCCTCGCCGAGATCCTGCGCTATCGCGACTACGGCTTCGTCCCCTTCGAGATCATCTGGAACACCGACGACGGCAAGGTCGGCATCGATCGTCTCGCCTACCGTCCGCCGGGCACCATCTGGTGGGTGTGGGGGGCAAATGGCCGCGTCGACCGCGTCGAGCAGAGCGTCTTCGGCCACTGGCTGACGATCCCCGGCGAGAAGCTGATGTGGTTCGTCAACCAGCGCGAGGGCGAGAACTGGCGCGGGCGCTCCGTCCTGCGACCGATGCACAAGCCCTGGTACAAAAAGGAACGCCTCGAGGTCCTGCTGCTCATCCTGCTCGAGCGCATGGGCGGCGTGCCGGTCTTCAAGGAGGGCGCCTCGGTCGCGGCCAGCAAAAAGCTGCAAGCCAAGATCGACGAGATCATGTCGAAGTGGCGCATGGGCGAGACGATGGGACTGCGCCTGCCTCCAGACGTCGAGTTCGAGCTTGTGCCTTCCCAGGCGCGGCCCGCCGACATCGTCCGGGCAATCGAATACTACGACATGCAGATGAGCAACGTGCTGCTCGCTCAGGTGCTCGACCTCGGCAAGACCGCCACGGGATCGAGGGCCCTGGGCATGACGATGGGCGACATGCTAGAGGAGTCCTGCGAGTCGGAAGCCAACCAGATCGAGGACGTCTTCAACCAGAAGGACGGCCTCATCTACCAGTTCGTGAGCTACAACTACGGCGAGGACACCGACCTCATGCCGCGCTTGCAGTTCGGCCGCCTTGGCAAGGTCGACCCGCTGGTCTTCGGTCAGGGCATCCACAACCTGGCACAGGCCGGAATCACGTTCGACGACCCGATCACCATCGAGGAGATCAGGCACCTTCTGCAACTACCCGAGCTTGACCCCGACGCCGTTGATTCTCAGGACGCCTACCTCGAGAAGATGAAGGCTAAGCAGGACGCGGCGCTGAACGCGACCAACAACCTACCGAGCGTGCCCCCGCCGCTGCCGCAGCCGGGGCCGGGGCAGACGGTGGCGCAGCAGACAGCCGCCGCGGTTCAGGGCGTGTCGCCCGAGACGAAGGCCGACATCTCCAAGCCCGCCTCGCCGATCGCGGCGCCGATGCTGCCGGGCCAGCGACCGCCGGTGATCGCCAAGGCGGCAGAGCTAGCCGAGACCAAGACCTGTATCGCCTGCGGCGCCAAGAACGACGCGGACGCCACGGTCTGTGAGAAGTGCGGCGAGAAGCTGGGTCGCAAGCTGGCTGAGTTCCGCCAGGCGCCGACCGCCAAGCTCGCGCGCCTCGAGTCGTTCTGCGACCTAGACGAAATCAGCGCCACCATGGCGGGCCAGAAGGACGCCATCAAGGCGGCCACTGCAACCACCCGCGAAGCTCAGGCGACGGAGCTTGCAAAGCGAGCGCGCGCCGCGGCGGATAAAGGACGCGTGGCGTCCTTCGTCGCCTCCCGGCCGCCGATGGTCGACGCGCTCACCAAGCAGATCGCCCAGACCCTGACGGCGCACTACAACGCCGGTCGAAAGCAGGTAGCCGACGAACTTGACCGCCAGCGCAAGGGCGAGGCCGTTCCCCAGGAGATCATCGAATCTCGTCAGGGCGGCGGCTCAGCGCAACTGGCCGACGTGCCTACGCCGACGTCGGCTGGCGCTGGCGGCATAGGCGATCGCATCGCCCAGGAAGCGGAGGTCGCCGCGCGCGCCATCTCTGCAGCCGCGCAGGCCGCCGCCGCCAGGACCGCGCTTCGTAGTGCCTCGGCTGCCGTCAATGATGAGCTGTTCGAGTCGGCCATCATGGTCGCCTCCGACTCCGCGGCGCTTCTGCAAGGCGCGACCGTGACCCGCCTGATGGGCGACGGCCGCACAGACCAAGCTGCGGCCGACGCCGCCGAGATTGCCAGCGCAACCTACAGCGCCGTCATGGATCGCAACACCTGCGACACCTGCGAGGGCCAGGACGGCGACGAGACGACCGACCTCGACGAGGCCGCCGACTGGACGCCAAACCCCGACTGCGAGGGCGGCGAGCAGTGTCGCTGCCTGGTCATCTACGAGATTGAGCAACCCGACATCGCCGAGACGCAAGGAGTTTGAGATGCCACTCATGCAGTGCACGCTAGAAGGCAAGAAGGGGTGGAAGTACGGCGACTCTGGTCATTGCTATACCTACTCCGATGACGCCAGCGAGAAGGTAGCCAAGAAGCAGGCAATCAAGCAGGCCATCGCAATTGGTGGCGGCAAGGTACCGCCCGAGGGCTTGACTGAGACGAACATCCAGGACCTCTACCGCCTGCACCTCGGCGAGCACATCGCCGCTGGCGACACCACGCCGATGATGGTCTTCCCGATCGGCACCTTCCACTCGGCGAAGTATCCCGACCTGGAGTTCACCGAGGATCTGGCCAACGAGCTGATCGCCAACTTCGAGGCCGGAATCCTTGGCCGCGAGCCGGTCGTCGACTCAAGCGGGCGCCACGATGTCTCGGCGCCGGCCGCCGGCTGGGTGAAGCGCGTCTACCTCGCCTCCTACGAGGAGGGCGACGTCACCGGCATGGCACTGTGGGCCGACGTGAAGTGGACCGCGCTCGGTGCTCAGCTTCTCTCCGACGATGAGTACAAATACGGCAGTGTCGAGATCGGCATGGTCGTGATGAATCAGTCTGGCGCCGAGGTCCCCAACGTGCTGCGCAGCCTCACGCTGTGCAACACCCCGGTGCTCTCCATCATGCCCGCCGTCAAGGACGCCAAGGCGGCGCAGACGATGGCCGTGGTGGCCACCCTGTCCGAGTACTCCCTCGAGGGCAACCCCGAGGATGATGACGACGACCAGAAGCCCAGCGACGCCACCCCCTGGGACGGATTGCTGGCCATGGTCAACGCGCTGCCGGCGCACGCCAAGCTGGCGCTCAAGGGCCAGAAGGGCAACACCGCGATCCACGCCGGCATCGCCAAGCTCTGTAAGGACGTCCAGGACTTCTGCGACGGCCTCAAGACATCAGAAAGCACCGACCCCGCTACTCGTGGCGCGGGTCGTTTGGAGCCCGATTCACCGGGAGTCAGGCCGGTGAAGGGCACGCACGACGCAAGCCACGAAGACGATGGGCCGATTGCCCCGAAAGGAGCTGATCACATGAACACCGACACACTGAAGAAGCTCAACCTGACCGAGGACGCGACCGACGAGGTCATCCTGGCCGAGGTAGTCAAGCTGATCGACCGCGCAGAGGCGGCCGAGGCGAAGACCGCCGAAGCCGAGAAGGCCACCCGCAGGGTCGAGTCCGAGGCGAAGCTCGCCGGGGCCATCAAGGACACGCACGTCCTGCCGGCCGAGAAGGACGCCCTCATGGCTCTGGCAGAGGCCAGTCCCGAGGCGTTCGAGGCCACGCTCGAAGCTCGCAAGACCGTCAAGCTGGTCGACGTTACCGAGCACGGCAACGCTGGCCACGAGGGCAAGAAGGAAATGGCAGAGGGCGGCGTCACCGCCGATCCTCCGAAGGCTCTCGCCGACGCCATCTCTGGCTGGATGGCCGAGCACGACGAGTCCGGTCTCAAGGGTCAGGAAAAGGCCCGGAAGGCGCTGCACGTCTCCAACCCGCAGCTCTTCACGGACTACGCCGCCTATCTCTCCGAGCAGCACATCGGCGGCATGAGTCCTACGGGCTCGGACGTCTGACGCTCGAAAGTAGGTGACCCACATGGCATCACAAGACCACGACGTGCTCGCGCCACGGCGATCGTTCGTCGCTGACGCGGACCTGCGGAGGCACACAGCAGTCAAGCTGTCTGCCGACGGCCACGTTGCCCTCTGCGGGGCATCTGACCGCATGATCGGCCTCGTCGCCCTGGACTGTATCTCGGGCGACAACGTCGACGTGATCCTCGTCGCCCCGGCCGTACTGGCCATGGTCGACGGAGC